TTCATAACAGTTGGTGCGAGAGTCGCAGAAAACTCATAATCTTGTTCATCAATGACTTGTCCACCAATGAGAAGTTCAACCTTGGAAATTCTAGCGTCCCAGTTAGTTTGGTCACCACTTCTATTAGTGATGTAGACATATCCGACCATATCCCCTTTTCTTTCAAACCTGACGGTCGACATACCACCCGCGGATGGGTTGCCCTGGATAACCTGTTTTTCAACAGTTTGGGCGAAATTTGTGTGACGTTTATAGTTGGACCTGAAAAAAGAAACTTCAGGTTGGCCGACGAGATGCGCATCTTGGGCACCTACGGCAACGAGTTGAGCAATACCTCCAGACATATTTTATATTATACTAAGGTTTTATTTTTTTAACCTAGGCAAATCCAATCGCATTCATATAAATATTTCCATATAAATTCGATAGTGTCATGAGTGCATGTTTGTCTTGGGTAACTGAAACATCGGTCGTCATTGCATAAAAGTTGACGTTCGTCATGGCGGAGGAAATGTTTATGGCACCTCCACTCGCGAGTATAGGCACGACAATTTGTGCACCCGTTATAAAATTTGAAAATACAAGATTTGAAACGTCAGTTGTTGAAACGACGAGTGGTGCTGTACCATACGTTTTTTCTTTTGCGTCAATTGTTATTGTTCCAGAAGAGATAGTTGCAGAAATATCCGTATTCGTTAATTTTATATTTTGTGACGTGGTATTACCTGATATTGTAATATCACCTGTAGTAATTACATTTCCGGTATTTACGTTCCCTGATGTAACGAGGCCACCTAACGTGAGAACATTTGCGGTTACATTTGCACCTGCATTAACACTCACGACATCGTCTAATGCAAAAGGTGATGCCGCGACGTTTAACCCTCCAATTGTAATGTTATCCGCCGAAACGTTACCCGAAACCGTGAGTACATTAGACCCGAATGTGTTTATGGTAAGGTTCGAACCTATCAATACATTTGCAGCTTCTTCGGTTATATTAACGAACGACGAACCACCCTGTCCTCCCGAATCGTAGATTTCACCTGTTGTTGTGTTGAAAGATAAAACGTTATTCGAAGGGGCTGCATAAGCCGGGTCAAGTTTTATCGCGTTCACGACGAATAAATTCGATTTCGTTCCACTCGTTGATTTAAGTGTTATTTTATTTACAAAATCAATATTTGAAGTTATTTCAATACCAGTTGTTGCATTTGAAAACTGGACGACGTTGGATGTTGTGTTACCTTCATCGACAACACTCGCTAACGTTGGTGTCGCCGTTTGTATACCCGAAAGTTGGGAACCGTCACCAAAAAAGTAACTTGCCTCGACGTTACCATATACATTCATTTTAAAATTTACCCCGTCTTTTACAGTTATAGAAGATTCTCCTGCATGATTATCCGTAAACCCAATTGCAAATTCAGATTCAGTTTGGTCGTACCCTACGTATACATTACCTGTCACTGGATTAGTTATTGGGCGCGCAAGTAATAAACCAGAATCTACTGAAGCTGATGCATTGCCAAGTTGAATAATTGGATCTTGAACAATAAGATTTTGTGTGTTTACGGTTGTTGTTGTACCACCTACGAGTAAATTGCCTGTAATTTCTGTATCCCCTTCGACGCGTAAATCATAACCATTGAGATCGGGTGTACCTGTACCTACATAAATAGTGGAAGCACTTATAGTGTTTGCACCCTCAATTGATCCGTACATGTTCGTAGCAACAACATTATCCCCAACAACGTTACCATTCAAAGTAATTACACTTACGTTATCCCCCGAGACATTACCATTCAAAGTAATCACATCTACATTATTACCAACAACGTTACCATTCAAGGTAATCACGTTTACATTATCACCCGAGACATTACCATAAAGTGTAATCGCACTTACATTATCCCCGACAACGTTACCATTCAAAGTAATCACATCTACATTATTACCAATAACGTTACCATAAAGTGTAATTGCATTCACATTATCCCCAACAACATTACCATTCAAAGTAATCACATCTACATTATTACCAACAACGTTACCATTCAAAGTAATCGCATTTACATTATCCCCAACAACGTTACCATTCAAAGTAATCGCACTTACATTATCCCCTACGACATTACCACTCAAAGTAATCACACTTACATTATCCCCTACGACGTTACCACTCAAAGTAATTGCATTCACATTATCCCCTACGACGTTACTGTTTACAGTAATAGCCGTTAAATCACCGGACGTGAGTGTTAAGTTGTTTTGTACGATGACATTACCTAAAACTCGGAACGTTATGATATTTGCGTCATCAAGAACATGATTATCCGATACCGTGTTTTGTGTATATCCAAGTACCATTTCGTGTTCGTGTAAGTCCTCTCCTTCTGGTTCGCCGTGGTGTATAAATGCAATGTTATGTCCCGGGTGTTCCATGATTATACCAACATCGAGTGTATGCGATGTATTGTTATTCGCAATACCTAAGATACGATCGTTAATAACTACCGTATTTGACTCGAAAACGTACGTGTTACCGGTAAACGATAAGTTACCCGTAAACTCAGCATTTGCTGCGTTTATAATGTATGTACCGTCATTATCTACGTGTGCGGGTGAACGAATAAGTTTACCCGTCCCCTTTTCAATCATGGGTATATAACTGATACCGGTACCTGAAGGATCTTTTATACCGGAAACAAAAATATTACTTCCAACGTGAACGTTACCCGATGATATGAAACCGGTTGTTATGTTTGTTGATGCGATAGTGTTTGTAGTAGAGTTACTCCACGACGTAACCATATCCAAAGTTTGGTTATTTGCACTCAAATTTGAAGCGAGTATCTTTTTGAGTTCGTTACCTGTGCTATTCACGTAAACGTAAGTTGGCTGCGCGTAAACTTCTTCCGCGTTCGGAATATCGTTCGAACGACCAACACCCGTAACAAGAATTTTCTCACCGGATTTAACAACTATACCAACGTTTTGTATTTTATCCGTGTTATTAAACGGGACTGTATTCATTAACCCACCGGGTGTGGTGTTACTCACATAAAGTATTTCACCTTTTTGAAAATTCGTGTCAAACGTCATACCAAACGTACCAAAAGTAACGACGTGTCCGTTTTCGTTTTCGTTTATAGTACCATCCATAACAATACCTATAGCGGGCATGGTTGAAGCACTGGATGAATTCGCTTTTCTTACTTCGGGTGTGTCTCCCGAACCATCGTTTATATAAACAACATCACCTTTTGAAAGATCTTCATCCGCTTTTACTTCTATGGAAGTAAAATCTATGTAATCGTCTATCCAATTTCCGTCGATATAAAGTAAACTTTTATGATCATTTGGATCTGTTATGATGACATTAGAGAGCTGGTTGAGTTTAACACCTACATTAGACGTAAGATCGGTCGTAAACGCCGTGTGTGCGTTCGTAAACTGAACCGTATTTGATGTCGTATTACCCGCATCCGTAACTTGTTGAAGAGTGACGTTCGAGAGAATACCACCGTCACCTATAAAAAATCCAGATGTTGTTTCTATATTATTTGTTGTGTATACATTATCCCCGACAACGTTGCCATTCAAAGTAATCACATTTGCACTATGCCCAACAACGTTACCATTTAATGTAATTGCCGTTAGTTCACCCGATGTGAGTGTTATGTTGTTTTGTGCTATTACATTACCATATACGTGTAAATCTATAACATTTGCCGAATCGGGTGTGATTTCGGTATCTAAAGAACTGTTTAGTGTGTAGCCTATCATCATTTCTTTTTCAACACCTCTAAAAGTTACCGTTGGACTTGCATTACTATCGGGTTGTTTCATAATAATACCAATATCTGTCGATGTTTCAGTGTTATTGTTTGCGAGACTTATAACGGCATCTCCGAAAGTTGTATTTATTGTATCAATTGTTGTTGTCGTACCTTCGACGAGAAGGTTACCTTTTACGTGTGCGTCTTTTTGTACGGTAATGTAGTCTGTTTTTGTATAATTCGATACGTTTACGTTCCCCGTAACTTCAACGACATCTGTTCCTAATGTATCTATAGTCACATTCGAACCAATCAAAGCTTTTCTCGAAGTAAACGTATTCCCCGTAACTTCGAGAACATTTGATCCTAAAGTATCTATAGTCACATTCGAACCAATCAAAGCTTTTCTCGATGTAAATGTGTTCCCCGTAACTTCGACAACATTAGATCCTAAAGTATCTATAGTCACATTCGAACCAATCAAAGCTTTTCTCGAGGTATACGTGTTCCCCGTAACTTCGACGGCATTAGATCCTAGTGTATCTATAGTCACATTCGAACCAATCAAAGCTTTTCTCGAGGTAAACGTGTTCCCCGTAACTTCGACAACATTAGATCCTAGTGTATCCATGACAAGATTAGACCCAACTAAAGCTTTTCTCGAGGTAAACGTGTTCCCCGTAACTTCAACGACATTAGACCCTAATGTATCTATAGTAACGTTTGAACCAATCAAAGCTTTTCTTGAAGTAAACGTGTTCCCCGTAATTTCGACAACATTAGACCCTAAAGTATCTATAGTAACATTCGACCCAATTAATACTTTTCTCGATGTGAACGTATTACCAGTCACAACTAATATATTTGGACCTTTATCGTCTACGAATAAGTTCGAACCAACATCTAACGTGTGTATACCATGTGTATTCTGTATACCAACATTACCGTTCGTGATCAAAGCTGGACCATTTGCATAGTTAAACTGAACTGTTCTAGAAGCGGTTGTATTACCTTGTAAAACGATATTGTTTAAATTCAAGTTTGAAAGAAAATAACTATCGCCATGGTAAAATGCCGCACTTACGTTACCCGTGGTACTAAACGCGTTTATGGATGCAGTTGGGTGTTGTAAAAACGTATTCGAACCTAAACTTAACCCCGTTATAGTTGGATTATTGTTAGATAAACCAATATGGTCTACAGTTATTGAATCTGTATTTATTCTACCCGAAACTTGAATTTTATTAGTTACACTAGAATCTATTAAAATAGAAGGTCCCACGCGTACTTCACCATCTTTGGTTACATGAACATTTGAACCTACATCGAGTGCGTGTGTAGGACTTGTATTCTGTATACCGACATTACCAGTTGTTACAAACGAAGTCGTATCATTTATAAAACGAACCGTATTTGATGTAACGTTATCATTATTCGTCGCATATTGTAAATTAATCGAAAAAAGATCAACCGCAGGTACATTCGAATCTATAATTTCCTTGGTTTCTGTATTATACGTTAACATGGTTATATCCCTGGATGTTATATCATCTTCTTGACGAAGTGGTGTCATGTAAATACTCCCTGGAACCGATGTACCTATAGCTGCATTAGAAGCATTGAATACGATCGTGTTTTCACCCTGGTCGTCCGTAGCGTATTTACCAAACCGGATTTTGGTAGACCGCTCGATGGTCGGTATGTTTTTAACCATTTAATATAGGTACGTATTTTAATTTGCGTAGATAAGACCAGCCATACCATTTTCAATACGAAGTATATTGTAGTTGACTGCGTATATAGGATCACTAATTATCATGGTTTGACTGACTACCTTTGCAGAATCTAATCGACTAAAATTGAGTGTTCCTGTCGGCTGGAGCGAACTCGTCGATAAGCAAAAACAATATAAGAAAAAATCGGGTGACGTAACAAAGTTTGTGTGGTAATAGTTCATAACGTCTATGAAGTGTGGTTTCGCCCACTTGAAATTACCTATATCTAAACCGTTTATTTCAATTTTAATTTTATTAGTGGTTGATGTTAATGCTCCTTCTGTGGTTGTATCCGAAGATGCGAGATACTTTACTGGGTGATTAAACGTCAATTCTTGAGAAAGTTCATTTGATGGGATACTTTTTTGAACCTGGGTAATAATTAAATTATGGTTACGCGAAACAAGGTTACCACGTTCTTCGTTATCGAGGTAATAATAGTTTGAATAACACTCAAAGTTATAGTTACCCGCATTTGGTCCCCAATGTATACGTAATTCGACGTTATGGTAATGTAAAGCGACTATGGGTAAAGCACACTGTGCACCCTCACAAAAGAAGAATCTAAATGGATAGAAATAGGAACGTGCACTTATACCTGGGTGTGTACCATTTGCACTTTTTGATACGTTTGTTGCAAACGTATCGATTGCTATTTTTTCGGTGAAAATGGCATCTTGTGTATCTATGACCTGACCACCAATGAGAAGCTCAACTTTGTCTATAAGCGTGTCCCACCTTTGAATATCGAGTGCCTGTGTATTATTATCAATTGTTAGGTATGTATACCCTAACATATCACCTGTTCGATCAAAACGAATAGATGACATAGAATTCGCTTTCACATCTCCCTGAATGGTCTGTTTTTCAACAGCTTGTGAAAAGTTAGAATGTCGTTTAAACGTTGACGTAAAAAAAGATATTTCTGGTTCGCCCATAATGTATTCGTCTTGAGCACCAATTGCTATAAGTTGAACAATACCAGATGACATTTATAATAAGAAAAGGTTAAAAATATGCGTTATTTACTACCCCCCTGGAATGGTAAATTTTTTTGTTTACATATAAATCTAAAAATAAAAAAGTTATCGTCGGTACCTGATATAGTAATACCGTCTTGATTTAATAAACTAATTGTTAATCTATCTATTTTTCGTATAGGTGTCGAATATTGTTGTACGACTGGGTAATTGTCTTTGAAAATAATCTCCGAAGCTGCACCATTTCCACTAATCAAACTCCCAAACGAATTATTTACTTTTGATAAAGATGGTTGACCTTCGTACCCATAAATATTTGATGTTCGTTGTGTATAATTTGTATTGAGTTCGTTTATAGATATGTAACATACATTTGAACCCGTTGTTGTAATTTGTGCAGCATTAAGTCTTACCTGAACGACATTTTCAAGCGTTTGCTGAAGATGAACCGTGAACGTATTTTTACTTGCTTGACCTATAGTGTCAACGGTAATCGTATGATACTCATATTCGAAATCGGGTAAAGTGGATTGACTCGTCACTAAAGCCATTTATATATACTGGAGATTTTACTTCATCTTATAGCTCGCTTGTTCGCGAACAAGTTTTTGTCCGTCACACACACCACCTTTACTGTCGGAGTAGTAGGCATTACCCAAACATTCTTCGGTCGATGGGATATCGAAGAGCGAACCCGTATTGACAGTTTCGATTTCGACCTCTTTACCCTGGTATCCGCTGGTACGTAACATTGCGAGAACACACAATACTGCGATGATGATGACGATAGCTTTGATCGTGTTTCTGTTGGTGGCGTTAAGTTTCATTTATATTGAAACAACATTTTTTATAAAGTGCGTTAAAGAGAATAGAATAGTTTCAATATAAAGAGTAATAGTAATGGACGGTGAAATTATTCTTGATCGTAAAAATACGAATGTCATGAAACTTGATGATAACGAACAGGCCCTGATGAACGAAATTGAAATTGATATTCCTCGACGTCAGCCTGTAAAAAAACAAATTTCACAAATGAAAACACAATTTACAGCACCACAACCACAAATTTTCCAGGAAGATATTGATTCGTTTGCGAACCCAAATAAACAAGCACAACCATCTGTACCTCCACCGGAAGCACCTCTTGATTATCACGAATACGACGACGAACCCGAAATGGACTACGGGGGTGGAGGAGGAGGTGGATACATGATGGAAGAAGAGGAAGAAAAACCATCACCTGGCTTTAAGACAATTGATGAAGAGAAAGCGGATCTTGTTAATAAACTTGGGCGATTGGAAAAAAAGGGGTTTACTGTGAACAAGCGTTTGAATGCCTATTCCCCTATAGACGAACTTAGAAACGAAGTAAAGCGAATAACGTATAGTATAGATGTAGACAAATCAATTAAATTTGCGAGACGTATGCTTATCGCGTGTACGACAGGCCTCGAGTTTATGAATAAGAAGTATAACCCATTCGAAATTCAACTCGAAGGGTGGTCTGAAAACGTTATGGAAAATGTCGACGATTATGATGAAGTTTTTGAAGAGTTATACGTCAAGTATAGAACTAAAATGCACGTCGCCCCAGAAATCAAACTTATTATGATGCTTGGAGGCTCGGCTATGATGTTCCATTTGACGAATAGTATGTTCAAATCAGTCATGCCAAACATGAATGATGTGATTAAACAGAATCCAGGACTGGTTCAAAATATGATGTCTGCCGTTCAAAACACGGTTCCAAAATCACAACAAGGTTCCGAACCTTCAAGTGATGGTAAACACGAAATGCAAGGACCTGGGTTCGACATTTCAAGTCTCATGGGTAACATTATGATGCCACCAACACCACCCATGAACACGACGAGTATTCCAGCACAGGAACAAATTATCGTAGACGATGACGAAGATGATGATATTTCGGATATTGCTGAGGCACCAATATCAGGTGACGTTGAAGGAGGTGACGGAGAATTGCGTGAAGTTAAAGTTACTCAGACCAAAGCTAAACGTGGTCGAAAGAAAAAATCGGTCGAAATTAATTTGTAAAATATAGTATATGATAGGGTATTGTCCATTAGACGAAGATCCTATCGAAAGGCCGAGACCTTCACGAGAAGTATCAGTCCCAGTCCAGGAGAAACGGAAAAATTCTACTGGTAGAGGAGAAGATACGGAGTGTAATTATGTTGTTTTGTTCTTTATTGCGGGTGTTATCGCCTTAGCAATCATGGACACGCTCCCATCACGAAAGTAAGTAAACAAAACTTTCTACCATTCTGACATTTTCCAGAATGGTAAATTAATTAGTTATTTTCAATTCGTTATCCGCAATGGTACGTACACCCTACAAACGCCGCTATATGAACTGCGTTTTCCTGTGTCGTTTCTATACCATTCGCGTCTAAATACCGTATATTATATGCCAACTCTGTTTCTGACGTATCTTCCCATTGAAATACACCGTTACTATCGAGATCGTTAACCATTTCGGTTCTAACATCTCTTGTATAAAGTGCCTTTGTTTCATCGTCGAGCGTATTATAAAACGTTTCATTACACGTATCATTATCAGTGGAACGCACGTAATACGTGTTCGTAGCACTAACTTTCTTTATTTGTTTTACGGGTACTTGTCCCGGGTTAAAGTTACAATCCATTGTTATTTTTGCGACCGTATAGTTTGCAAGAAACTCAGACGTTTGTTTCATACCGTACCCACTCACGTTAGACGTTGTTATATAATCACCCGCCTCTAAATTACCGTTCGTGTTTACTACCCATACACCACCTTCACCTATTGAGTTAATGTATACTCTATTATCGCCACTTTCCTTATGAAATACACCCACTATACGTCCGGTTCTTTGTTCCCGACCCGATTCGTTTGAATCTTCACCGGATGATATAACGCCAAAACACGCCTTATCTTGTACCTTTGTTGATATTTTAACAACGGGTATAGCTTCGTTTACGTGTATATTTTTTGCCCCTTTCAGAGGTGTTCCTCCATTAATTGTCATGTAATCGTTTTGGTTCGATGAAACGATCAAACCTACACAGTTAGAAACATTTGTAGGTGTTACGTCTACTATGGAACTCATGTGTTGACCCGTAAACGTGTCTATTGCATTACTACCAGCACCAGCTGTATCGTTTTCAAACCGAAATATTTGTTTAATGGGGTTACCTGACTGACTTGTATTAGAATACCAATACATGTTATGATTAGGACCAGAATCGTTATCTACGACCGCGTACCAATGACCAGTACCCCTAACATAATGTATATACGACGTACGGGTTGAACCATCGAGAGTGATAGTTTGTCCACTCGACGAGGCTATATGGAGACAAGAATCCGGGGTAGAATGGTTTATACCTATTTTACCTCCATTACCATTAATAACGAGTTTCTCAGCATTAGTATCCGATTCAAGGAATCTTATCCAGTGATCGGAATAAAATCGTAGATCATCACCCGCGGAGCTACTTGTTATTTTAGATACAGAACCGGACGTTTTATTGAAATATATATTCCCCCCATCGAAGAAAGCATCACCAATAACGTGAAGAGGTGACGTTGGGGAACCTGTCCCAATACCCACATTACCACTTGCATACATATTTCCAGTTACGTTGAGTCTTGTTGGCGGTGAAATTACACCAATGTTAGTATGGGTAGTACCAGTATTCCAATTAGCACTCTCTATACCCGTTTCAGGAGCATCATAAGGTATTGTAATTGTTGTGTATGCACCAGAATTACCAGGTAGTGTACTCGTATTTGAACCTAAAGGGGTACTACCGTTAAAAAACATAATGGTTTTTCCTGCATTACTTCCGTCTGATTGATCGAATCTGTATTCAACACCTCTTTGTAATATTAAGTCTACATTTTTACCGTTTATTAAAAAGTCTCCGCTATCTTCCGTTACTATAAATGAAACGTACGAAGGAGATAATTCACCGATATTAACACAATTATTACTCGTAATTTTTATAGCTGGATCACACATAAACTCATAACCATCTTCGAATATTTCGTTATTACAGTCTCTTTCTACTAATGAACCACCACTTTGTAAAACAACTTCATATCCATACATTCGTATTCTATCATTACCACCAACATCATCACCATTTTTCATGATAAGAAGTTCGGATTTATCGTTTGTATTATCTTGACCATCGTATTTACGGTTAAGTATTTTACAAAACTTATCTTCGTCACCGGTTGTATCTGAAAACGTTATCATACCGCTATTTTCATAATTCGAAACGACACCGCCGCCAACTATAATATCACTTGCCGCTAAAGAACCACCAACAGATGTACTCCCTAATAGTTTTACACCGGACGCTAATTTTAAGAGTTGTTTAGTAGCACTTATACCACTCGTCGCTTCTAAGTTTGTATTTGTATTATTATTAGATGTACACAAAATTTTGAGACCATCCAGTGACATACTCGTAGGGTACCCATACGAATTATTAACAAATTCGCCTTCTATGTATTCTAAAGGTGTCCAGAACCTTCCGTTATAGTCGTATACGTTAAATGTTTTATAATCTTCCTGATCATCCTTGAAAGCGGCAGATTGGAGAGCTGTGTATAACCTTTTTCCATTATACGTGAGACGAAGTAAATTACCTGCACCTTTTGAATGGTATATAGTGTTACCTATTTGATTCCATGTAGTATCATTTACCACACTTTTTTGGTATACTCGTATAGCGCCACCATACCCATTTGCAGAATTTAAATTTTCGGTTGGTGATCCTACGGCTACTATATCTCCAGTTACAGACATGGCAACCGAAAACCCGTACGATGAATTCGATATACTATAGGCTGTTACAGGTTTTATTCTTTTTAATGCAAGAATATTACTACCATTATAAGTAGTGCCAGCAGTAGTATCATATTTTAAAATTTCGATCGCACCATCGCCTGCTGCATGGTGAGTACCACCACCATCAACATAAGGGAACGCATTAAAGGTATTGTTTATATTTGTTCCAGCTATAAACCCTCCATGACCAGTAACGATATATTCACCGTCACCACTTATACCAACAGAAAAACCCTTAGCAAAACTTGTTCCATACCAATTTGCTATTAAAGTACCATTTTCAAATAAAGATACTTCACCCCAATTTTCTGAACCGATGCCGGGGTAATTATACATATACCCATAATCACCCACAACAACTCGTGATGTATTTTCTTTAGCAATTGCAACGGCCTTACCAAAGTCTGAACTATTAGCTGAAGGTTTACTTATTGTATAATCGTGTGTAAACGAAGAACCACTACGTGTATATACACTGACAGTTTCTAAATTACTACCAATGACGACAGTATCACCATACAAATCTGTATCAACTGACCAACCGTGCCCGGGTGTGGTACCCAAATCTATTGTGGTAAGATACGATACATTTGTGTTATCACTGGTATAAACGTATACGTTTGATCTTTCGCAATCACCTATAAATATGTATTCACCCGTATTCGACATAGCTGATGAAACACCGCCTGTTGTACTCGCACCTGGTGGAGTAATTGTGTTCCCTGAAATTTGGGAAACAAAATTACCATAAAAACCTTCTACAGTATTCGTATATTGGTTAGTAATAGAAGTCATACAATTAGTTATATTAATTTTTTAGTTATAAAACCTAGATAATAAACTACTTCTCGTGGGTGCACCATCACCCGCAACAATGACATCCGTGTCCGTTTCATTCTTTATCTGTTTTATACCCGTTATATAACTCCCATCACCAACAAAGTGACCGGTCGTAAAAACATTACCATTAACTCTAAAAACATCATAGTTTCCTGTATCGTTTACTATAACATTAGATCCTAAGTGAACTGTATGGTTGGTAGTTGAATTAGAAATACCCACATTACCACTATCATAGTATATATCTGAACCCGACTGTGTCCATAAACTGCTACCTACACCAGAAGCTGCAACCCACTCTATATCACTTCCCAAACTGTTTACGGTTAATACATAATTTGCATTACCTTTAGTTAATTTCTTGAGGTTAGAACCCGTACCCGTACCGACGAGTAAATCACCTTGACTATACGAAGTAAATCCCGTACCACCATATGCGTTGGATAATGTACCACTGTTAATGTTACTCGCATTTAGACTCGTTAATCCTAAACCATCACCGTAAAATTTAGACGCAGTCACGTTACCCGTAACTAAAACGTTACCACTTGCAGTTAAAGAAGTTATACTGTTTTGAAACTGTACAGTATTTGATGTTGTGTTACCAGTATCTGTAACTTGCTGAAATGTACCTATACTTCCACTACCACCAGAAGCTGCAGCCCACTCTATATCACTTCCCAAACTGTTTACGGTTAATACATAATTTGAATTACCTTTAGGTAATTTCTTGAGGTTAGAACCCGTACCCGTACCGACGAGTAAATCACCTTGACTATACGAAGTAAATCCCGTACCGCCATATGTATTGGATAATGTACCACTGTTAATGTTACTCGCATTTAGACTCGTCAAACTTGATCCTGAACCACTGAACGTACCTGCAGTTACTGTTCCAGAAAGGGCTGGATTTGTATTCAAAACAACACTCCCAGTACCTGTACTCGAAGTAACACCAGTCCCACCTCTAGTAACTGCTAAAGTTCCTAGACTTATGTTACTCGCATTGGAATTCGTTATTCCGGAACCATCACCGCGAATGTTTATTGCGTTTACATTTGATACGAATATATCACCACTTGAGTCTCTTGCAACTATATAATCGGCTGTATTTGTATTAGAAGCTTGAACACTCCATGTTGTCGAGGTAATACCATTATATACTCCACCAAGTATATACGAACTATTAGAGAGTTCTGCGACTTCGGTCCCTAAATCACTCGAAGATTTCCATTCTGGCAAACCTGTTGTAGAATTAGAAGTTAAAACATATCCACCCTGACCTAAACCGAGATTAGATAAAGTATTGGTACCTGATGCTATTAGTATATCACCTGTAGTGTACGTAGTAACACCCGTCCCACCTCTAGAAATACTTAATGTTCCCGAACTTATATTATCAGCGTTTAAACTTGATAACCCTGATCCATCACCGGAATGACTTCCCGAAAAGGTTCCACCGGTAATTGTTCCGGATAAGGTTGGACTCGCACTCATGACAATGTTTCCTGTACCTGTTTTTGTACCCAGTCTATCGTTACTAAGTGTTCCCGAACTTATATTATCAGCGTTTAAACTTGATAACCCTGATCCATCACCGGAATGACTTCCCGAAAAGGTTCCACCGGTAATTGTTCCGGATAAGGTTGGATTCGTGTTTAAAACAACACTTCCAGAACCTGTACTCGAAGTAACACCCGTACCGCCATATGTATTGGATAATGTACCACTGTTAATGTTACTCGCATTTAGACTCGTTAATCCTAAACCATCACCGTAAAATTTAAACGCATTCACGTTACCCGTAACTAAAACGTTACCACTTGTAGTTAAAGATGTAATTGTGTTTGTAAACTGAATCACGTTAGACGTGGTGTTACCACGATCCGATGTTTCTTGTAAAGTAAATGCGGCACTCGCACCTGATATACCCGTAAGCAAACTACCATCACCTATAAAAAATCCAGATGTTGTTATTATATCACCCGTTGTTGTGTTCCCATTATCGGTAACATCCTGGAGTGTGGATGCTGCGGCCCCTTTATACTTTTGTATATTACGACCCGTATCACAACACGGCATTCTTACAAATACAAGTGATTATTTTTAGGATAAAATGAGGCATTTCCCTTTAGTGAAATCGGTAGGTTCTTCGGATTTTTGTTTTGGTATTTTAAAACCACCTTGGCGATACACTTTGAGACGTTTATTATACATGGCGTGACAAATAGACCATTGATCGAACATGTCGTAAATATGTGGATTGTTCTTTTTACCGTGTGTTTCACGCATAATTCGTCCAATTGATTGTACAATATCAGACTTAGGGGTCGCAAGTATAACCGTATCGAGTGAAGGTATATCGAGACCTTCGTGTGCTTGACTAAACGTCGCAAATATGATTTGTTTTTTACTTGATTCGGCTAAATCAACTTCTTTCATACCACCCATATAGAGCCCTGACGTTTTCTTGAAACTTTGGTGGAGTACTTCACAATGGTGTCGACGATCACTTAATACGAGAACTTGACGCGTTCCTTTAACAATATTTTTGATAAGGTTTGCTATAACGATGTTCCGTCCACGATCTTCGGTAAGTTCGGTAATCATGGTCGCTAATGAAAGTTTGCCGAACCGCGTACATGGTGGTGGATCTTGAAACCTCGGACACGTATATTCAATTGGAAACACTTCGACTTGTTCTTGATTTTCACGTTCAATGGCAAAGAATGTTGGTCCCATGAACCAATGTAGAACTTTCGTGAGTCCATCTTTACGGGTCGGTGTTGCAGACAAACCAAAAATGTGTTTCGGACATATTTTAAAAAGTGATTGTGAAAATACTTTCGCGCATATATGATGTGCTTCGTCAACGATAAGTGTACCTATCGTATCAAAATCATTAAACGAGTATTCTTTGAGCGATAAAGATTGAAGCATGGCAATGACAAAATCACAATTGGTTTCTAATTTGTTTTGTTGTACTACACCTATAGATGCACCTGGACAAAACTGTTGGATACGTTCTTTCCACTGGTTTGCGAGAAACTCTTTGTGAACAACAATCATGGTTCGGTATCCGAGTTTACACGCTATGGCCAAGGATACTGTCGTTTTCCCAAAGCCACAAGGAAGTGAGAGAACACCGTGCCCAGATTTAAGTGCTGCCGCCAAAGCATCGTTTTGATGCGTTTCATCACGAAGTTTTCCATTAAATTTACAAGATATTTTAACTGGTGTAGGACGACGATCTTCTTTTGCTTTACCAAACTTTTCTTCACCGTAAAATCGGGGAACACATAGACCTGTTTTTGTTTTTCTGAATACCTTAAAGGGAGGCGGCGGAAACCCGAACTCTGTATTTACAACGGCACGTACCGTGAGTTCTTTTTTGATTTCTGGTGTCTCACCTGTGAGATATCCCGAGCGCGTAAGACTCATTTCTTACTCTTAGTTCCTATACTTTATATACTTCAATACCCACGAATACCCGCTATGTTCGTGAGCGTTCCAAACCCCGTTAAATTGAATTTCAGTGAGAATTGTATCACCTTTTTTAAGTGATTGAACGGGTGTATCCCCATCAACATTACACATGACCCGTCGGTATCTAAACGGAACTTTTACTTTTAAAACGTTACCTTCCAATGGGTCGTCTAGTTTTTGGGGAAATAAAACAACATCTGTTTTATGTTCGTGTAATTCCCTGATATAATCTCTTACTTTATCGGGTAAAGATATTCTAATATATTTTTTTTCATTATAGTCGTACATTGGTTCATAAACAGTTGCAGTGACCGGTAAAGTCATTCTTTACGTGTATATAGTATAATAAGAAACAAAACTATAAGTATGAATAAAACGTGTGTAATTAAAACTGGTTGTAATGGTTTTCTTGTTTCAAACGTTTCATGACAAAATGATCTTCCGACTTCAATAGCGGCTTCTATACTCGAATAGGGTGTTTTTCTTTCGGACATCATACCACATAAAGCAACTTTCGAAGATTCTCCGTAAAATGGGACCTGTCCGTGTAAGCTCAAAACCCCCGACGATTGTTCGAACGACCACTTCCCATCTTTCCAATATGAACCCCAAGCTATACGTATACTCGTTGGTTTTGGTACACCTAATTGTTTAATAACTTCACTTTTAAGTGTTTCTGGGTCGGTCGATAAAACTTCATCCGTGAGATTACATATAACACACGAAATGGTTTTATTATCACTTAATACAACGGGTTGAATATTAAATGTAGTTTCCATAGCATATTCCAAATCAGTTTTAGGTAAACGGATTGGTTCGTCGTAATCTAATAACACGTTAATACACCCGTACGTACTTGGACCAATTTTTTTAAGGGTATCTTTACCCCAATTCTCACCCACAAGTTGTAACGCTTTACTATTATCTATACATAAAACAAGGAGACCATCCTTTATTTTTGTTTTGTTTGTAAAAGTAGCTTCATATCCATCTTTTTCGTAATGTACCTTTTCAAGATCTCTACCAAACATAAATGTAGCACCCTTCTCTACGAGTGCGTTTTGCATTTTATCGGACATGACTTTACCCGAAACTTTTTGAACGTATTGTTTAGACATACCCACGTGATCAAAACTTTTTACAAATTCAAATGCTGACATTGTTTCCCAATCAACACCATCCATAATTAATGGTAAGGCTTTGAGTAGTTTTTCACCCGAGTCAGAAAGATCACCAAGTGCATTTTTGAATGATACACCTTTATAATTATCTGGTTGTGCTAAAACACGTACCGCGAGTGACGCTAAAGTCAAATAATCTTTAAATTTAAGATACTTGAATGTTGTAGTATACACGCGTGTATCTGCAGGTTGAAACATATCATCCCATTCAATACCCATTTCTTCGAATAAACTATTTGTGTTTACGAATGCGTTATCAAACACAATTCTATGTGCATGTAAATCTCTTTTAGGACCCTTTGGTTCCCACCACGATCCACCTGCAGATTCTTTACGATCGTATATAATAACTTCGTGGTCGGTTGACCTGAGTATTTCCCATGCGACTGACATACCCGTTGGGCCGGCACCTATTACGTGAACTCGCATTTATATATACAGATAAATATTATTTGAAAAAATTTTCATAGTGTAATGTAAGATGGCACTATGTGCGTTAAAACCCATTTTAATAAATCCACCATCAAAACACAAAACTAGGACGTGGAAGTTTGCTGGTGAATTTTTGATACGAAAACAATTTCAAAAAGATCAGGTAAAGTTTGGTGCATGGACGAGAGAACAGATTATTGAACTCGGTCCTACGTTTATAAAATTGGGGCAGATCGCATCTTCGCGCGTTGATTTATATCCTTTAGAATTTACAAGAGAATTGGAATCTTTACAGGATGATGTACCACCAATAGATAGAGACACAGTTTTAAACATGATTGAAACACATGTAAATTCGGGTACATTTTCGTATTTTGATAACGAACCATTCAAATCTGCAAGTATAGGGCAAGTTCATAAAGCAACTTTACAAAACGGTGAAGAAGTTGTCGTCAAACTTAGACGTCCTAAAATATACGAAATAATGAAAAGTGATACCGATAATATTAAACAAATCGTTGCATTCTTGGAAAAAGTAGGTATAGACACAGGTACAAATACGGGGTATGTTCTCGATGAATCTATTGATTATTTATTGGCTGAAACTGATTATGAACAAGAAACAAAAAATGCGAAAAAATTTAGGAAATCACTCAAAAAGATAGATTGGATGAAAATACCTAAAGTACATGAACAATTGTGTACACCTGATATGATAGTTATGGAATATGTTCCTTCAGAAAAACTATATGATATATCCGATTCAAAAGTTAATCGAAAAAAGGTATGCGAAGCATTGATAAATTCTTACGTGATACAGACAATGGACAAAGGGTTTTTCCACGCGGATCCACACCCCGGTAATTTGGGTTTTTCAAGTGATGGTAAACTTGTTTTTTATGATTTTGGTTTGGTTATAGAGATTTCAGATGAAATGCGACAAGGATTTAATGAACTATTTATACATATAATAAATAGGGATACAAAAGGTATTGTTGATGTTCTTATACGTTTAGAAGTAATTTTACCAACAACATCAGATACAAGTGATATAGAGCTTTTTTTCAAAACAACGCTTAATTATTTGGAAACACTCGATGGTAAAAACATAAAAAATGAAATACTAAACGATGAAAACCTTCTAAAACTGGCACAAGAGAAACCATTTATTATACCAACGGCTTTTGTATACCTCGCGAAAACGTTCTCAACGATTGAAGGAACGTGTGTAAAACTTGATCCCGATTTTACGTATATAGAATATCTCGAACCTATACTTAGGGAACAGGTTTCTGATGCTATAGATATAGGAAGTATATTTTCAACGGCGACTGAAATGCCAAACCGTGTAAAAAATATAAGTACGGCTCTTCTGAGTATGGAAAAATCGCGTGCATCTATGAGACGATCTATGGAAAAAACGCGGCGAGAAATGAGGTACGTACAATACAGTGTTTTATTGGCTGTTTTTGCAGGTAACTTGTTGGAAAATTATAAAGATGTGTCTATATTATTAACATTGTTAAGTCTGGATTTAGCATTTAGGGCTTTTCGTAAAAATCGATAGCCGTGGTTTCTGACGCAGGTGTGGCAGAGGTTTTATTATCTTTGAAAAAATCTTTATGTTTTTCAAATAAACTTTTAGTCCTTTCAATTTCATCTTTGGCGATGTCACTTATTTTTTCTTTTATACCGTCAACTTCCCCATCTCTTTGTTTACGAAGTTTTTTACCAAACTTCTTAAATTTCTTTTGTGTGGAAGCAAACGTCGTTGTTATAGTAGAAAGTGAAAACATTATATTACTTATATAGTACTAACATTTTTTATCGAGACCCAACAATCGTAATTTTTGTTCAAATTCCCGACGTTCACCGACTGATTCTATAGGTGTACCGTTTGCGATAGCTTCAATTTCTGGTCCTGATAACTGAATCGCATTCATTCTAAAATCCATAAATGCTTTCATGGTAATCGGTACCAACGGTTGTACAAGTTCATAAATAGCTTCGGCATAATCTCTAATTTCTTTTTGTGCACCGAGTTCCATTCTGAGACGAAGATAATGCATGAGATTGTGTAAGTCTATTTTCCAGTAAAATTCGGTATATGTCGATTGTGTGAGTACACCTCGAGCCTGTTCTCTACACACTCCGTCATCGAGTAGGTATTTGTATATTTCATACGAAGTATCAAAGTGTTTATTTAACGTATTTTCACGATCAGTGTTAATATCAATTTCACCTTCTGAACCTTGGTGGTTTACCTTTGACTGACCACGTAAAACTTCTGGTTTATAATATTGTTCTGGAACTATGGAATATCGCGCCGAGTATTCATTTACACTTGCCATTCTATGACGCATGTGTTGACGTGCAATATATATAGGCATTTTGATATGAAACTTAAATTCGACCATTTCAAACGGTGTGTTATGCCAATGACGCATTAAATATCTAATAAGACCCGCATCACCTCTCGATGTCGTCGTACCTTCTCCGTAAGAAACTCGAGCGGCTTGAACAATTGATGAATCAAGATTTTCTCGCGGCATGTAATCCACGAGTCTAACGAAACCATGATCGAGCACTTTTTTCTCCATTTATTGTAACTACGATCACAATCTTTAAGATGTTATCTGAGAGCGATATTCGTAAAAAAATTACCCAACTTCGTAAAAGTGAGGGTAAAATATACGCACCACTCAAGTATTTCAGGGGACTGAACACTCTTAAGAACGTCGAAACAAGGTACAAAAAGATGTTGAAAAAAGACTACACACCTTTCAAAACCGATAAAAAGGTTGAAACGAAAACGTCGAGTTATACTTCGAAGTTCCGTAAAAGGTACCCGGGTGTAACGAAACTGAAAGATATATCCAAAGTGACGGGTATACCATTGAAAACTTTAAAAACAGTGTACGATCGTGGGTTAGCCGCATGGCGAACGGGACACCGACCGGGTGCGAGTCCACAAGCGTGGGCGTATGCGCGCGTACACAGTTTTGTTGTTAAGGGGAAGACATATTATACAGCCGATAAGAATCTAATTTAATAAATTAAAGATAAATATCTTATATATATCATGAAATACATCATAGGCGAATGTATAGAAAAAATGGATTTAATTGAAAATTATTCAATAACGTCTATATACTTAGATCCACCTTTTGATAGTGGTAGAAACTACACAATGTCTAAAGATGATTCAACTGGGTTTTCAGATACCTGGAAAGGTGATGATTATAAAAAATTTATAACAGATGTTATAGATAAGTGTATTCCAAAACTTAAACAAAATGGGACATTGTTTTTTCATATTTCAGCCGATCGAATGTTTATACCCGAACAGATACTAAGAGATAAATTTAAGAATGTCCAACCTATATTTTGGAAAAAATGTCGGTCAAAAAATAACGTAAAAAGAAAATTGGGGGCTACTATAGATATTATTTTCAAATGTACAAACTCTAAATCCCCAAAGTTTAATATTGTATACCAATCTAGAGATGAGAAGTATGTCAAGAATTCTTTTAATAATAAGGATGAAAGAGGTCAGTATTCACTTGGTCACTTGGTCACAGAAAATACTAAGAAAGGATATATGTATTCTTTTGAATTTAATGGAAAAATATTTAACCCAGATTCTGGGTGGAGAATAAAAGAAACAGAACTCATAAAATTAAAGCAAGACAATAGAATACACCCCCCGAAAATGGATAAATCTAAATTGTACAAAAAGATTTATTTACACGAGACATTTGGAAAACCATGTACAGATCTATGGGATGATATTCACTCAATAGGTCAGGGGTCGGAATTGAGAACTTATCCGACGGCTAAACCTATTCAATTACTTGAGAGAATTATATCTATCTCATCTGATGAAGGTGATATAATTCTGGATCCAATGTGTGGTTCTGGTACTACTGCAAAAGCGTGTAAAAATTTAAATAGAGAGAGTATACTCATTGATATAAATGATAATACAGATATAATTAATAATAGATTACTATAGCATTGTTTACATATTTTTCTAAATTTTGTGGGTTATCCTGTTGAAGCTTTACACATAAATACGATCCCCTTTTCAGGATAGCCTTAACACCATTGTTCAATACCAGTCTAATTCTAAGTGAATGACTCCCTTGTATAGTACACGATGTACACATATTAGATGGGTTAACATTGTTTTCACAATTATAAAATAAGACTTTCAATTGATCACGATCAAACATAATGAATTTCCTTCTCTTTACGAAATTTATACATATATAATCGGACTTATAATTATTTATAAGTTCGTCTATGTATGGACGTATGTTGATACATTTAAGTAGTGTATTTGAAAGCTCATTTATAATTTTCCGTGTAAATTTCTCCTCATCGTTATAGTCCCTATAAAAATTCTTTATATCGTTTAAAAATTTTTTAGTATCGGTTTCCGTGTCGTGTACGTATGACTTGTTAAACCAATCAAAAGAACCACTGTTGCTATTTTTTGTTTTGATGGAAATGCGTACTCCACGTTCACTGACAGCGTCGGCTGTACTTTTTGTACCACCTTTGTGTTCAAGTTTACCTATCTTTTCCTTTATAACTGAAAATTTTGGGTCCGTATTTATCATGTGGATGAGCGTACACTCGCCTTTTATACCGTCATGATGACTACTACCATCGTTTCGATAAACCATTTTATTAATATATTTAATATATAGAATTTGACTTAGGTTAAGCAAGTTCCTTAACTAAATCGTCTATACTTTTATAGTACCGTTTCAAATCTTTCATGAACCGTTTATTATTTTCGAGAACTTCGAGTTCGGTTTTATTTTTATAAATGTACGCTAAATTTGATTTAGAGTACCGTGTCCGTTTTTGGTTCTCGTTAGGTTTACGGGGAACGAGTTTTTTACTCTTTTTCGAAACGCTTTGTATAGGTTCAATGCGTTTCGTGAAACTAATAGCTTGCATGACCGTATCAGCAAGATCGTCTTTCTTTTTAGATGCATTGAATATAGGAATCCAGTGTGCATTCACTGTATTATTCCATATGAATTGCTGACACCGCTCAATGGACGCCTTCTTACGTTTCGTATACATGGCTTTACCGGGACCCGCAAAATCGGGTATTTTGAAACGCGCATCGTAAATGATCGTTTCGGCCTTAGGGTTACGTATAACGAAATAGGTATGAAGAAAGTGTTCGACCATTTTCATTTTTCTATTTTTATCGGGTTGTTTTTCAATAAGAACCGTATCGGCTTTTAAGATCCATGGTTTATCATCTAAATGGTCTCTTAAAGAAACAAATAAGCCGTCTTTATGTTCAGGGGGGACACCAGAAACATCCCACTGAACAATAAGGTTAGACGTTTCGTCGAGCATACACATTGCTAAATTTCGTATACCGACGTCTATACTTAAAATCATTAGTATAAAGAAAAATTATTTCTTTAACTTAAAAAGGACCACCAAGTTTTTTGGCACCGGCATTAGCCATTGTTCGTGTAGAGTTTTGACCCGCGGGTGATAATAAGAATAAGGTTACTGCTAACATGATTATACATACACATACAACGACTGCAATTAATGGTCCGGTCAAACCTGCAAAAATTGTACCAATGATATCCGCAAGACCTTTATTTTCAGTTTTCTGCTCTGAATCCGAAGTTGCAGTGAGTTTATTTGTCGTTTTGTTTTCTATGAGCGCATCCGTGAGTGCACCCATTACAGCTTTCGTGACGAGTTTAGCCGATA